CAACCCCCGCACCAATGTCGCCGTTACATTCGCCAAGCCTCTTGATAAGCTCCCCTGCCGTCCTGTCACAGCACCCCTTTGTGGGCAGATACTTGGTCTTGCCGTCCTTTTCTGTCTCCCACGTTTGCGTAACATAGCCCACGTTCTCTCCTGCCTCAAAGAGTGTTTCAAGATAGGTGACTATTTCCTTGACAGGATCCCATTGGGCAGGCTCGGTGATCGGTATGCCCTCACCGCCGTTTACAAGGGGACTGCTTTCTTCTGCAACTATCTCGCCGTCCCAATCGTATGCCTTAAACTCATGGGGGCTGTATCCTCTTTCCTTTGCCATTTGCACGATAGTTCCTGCGGTCACGGGCTGAGCATTGCCGTTAAAGCCTTGCCACTTGCGTTCACACTCACCGCTGTGATAACGGCTGTCTGACCTCGACCAACTGTCCCAATCGTTCACGGAATAGCCCTCGTGTTTGAGAGCCATTCCCACATTGACCCATTCCTGATAATCACAGCTTGCAGGGTCTATGTATTCAAGCATTTTAAGCAAATTTGTGTTATCCATTCACTTCTCCTTAGTTCTCAGGTGTGTATGTTTTCGGGTCGATATCTCTCGGCACTCTCCAACCATTGGCAGAGATACGGGCTATCATTTTGCTTGCACTGTCAAAGCTCCAAGAGCCAACGTGCTCAAAGCCTTTGCTTTCAAGCAGCCTTATCTGCTTTGGTGTGGTAAGTCCTGCATTGCGGCGCTTTTCAAGTCGGTCAAGGATAAGCTTTGCTTTGCCTGCGTTGTCTATATCGTCAGGGAAAATGCCCAGTTTTTCAAGCTTTGCTTTCTGCTTATCGGTAGCAGGAGCACACTCCCAGCCAAAGGCAGGAACATATGAGGACAAGTCCTCAGCCTGTATTGACATTTCATACTGCAAAGGGTCAACGAGCTTTCTCTTGCGTGTTTTCATTTCTTTGAGCTGCTTTGCCAAAGACTCTTCACGCTGTGCCACAACGTCCTCGCTTGCCTGTTTTTCTGCCTCTTCGATATCCACTGCACAGCCTGCCTCATTGGCAAGGTTTTCGGTCATTTTCTCAGCGACCTCTTCATTCTGACAGATAAGGTGTGCAGGTCTGCAAAGCTCGTGGCGTTCTGTGTGCCACAGAAAGTCAAGCAGTAAAAGCTCTGTCTTTCCCTCGCAAAGTCTTGTGCCTCTGCCTACCATTTGACAGTAAAGTCCACGCACTTTTGTTGGTCTTAGCACGATAACGCAGTCAACTGACGGACAGTCCCAGCCCTCTGTGAGGAGCATTGAGTTACACAGCACGTTGTATTCGCCCTTGTCGAAAGCTTCAAGTATCTCCGCTCTGTCTGTGCTTTCTCCGTTGACCTCAGCGGCGTTGAAACCTTTGCTGATAAGGATATCACGGAACTTCTGAGAGGTTTTGACAAGCGGCAGGAACACAACTGTCTTGCGTTTCTTACAGTATTTGAGCATTTCATCAGCTATCTGATAAAGATAAGGGTCAAGTGCCGTGTCGATATCACTTGCCTTGAAATCTCCTGCCTGAGTTGATACTCCTGAAAGGTCAAGTTTCAGCGGTATGGTGATAGCCTTGATAGGTGAAAGATAGCCCTCTTTGATAGCCTGCGGCAGGGTGTATTCATATGCAAGGCTGTCGAACACCGAGCCTAAGTTCTTCATATCGCCTCTGTCAGGTGTAGCCGTCACACCAAGTACCTGAGCTTCAGGAAAATGGTCAAGCACTCTCTGATAGCCGTCTGAGATAGCGTGATGAGCCTCGTCAATTATTATGGTATCGAAGTAATTTTCCGAAAAGCCTTTGAGCCTTTTCTCACGCATAAGGGTCTGAACTGAGCCTACTACCACACGATACCATGAGCCTAAACAACTTTGCTCTGCTTTCTCGGTGGCACAGCCAAGCCCTGTTGACTTCATAAGCTTGTCTGCCGCCTGGTCGAGCAGTTCGCCCCTGTGGGCAAGGATAAGCACACGCTTACCCTGCCGCACACATTCTTCCGTAACAGCCGAGAAAAGTATTGTCTTTCCCGTTCCTGTGGGCAGAACTGCAAGGACTTTGTTTATTCCCTCAGACCATTGTTCGAGTATAGCAAGCTTAGCCTCGTTTTGATATGGTCTTAAATTCATCATCAGAACGCACCGGCTTTCCAGCCACCTGTCTGAGCAGGCTGACTATACTGTGGTGTCTGCGTCTGAGCAGGCTGAACGGTAGTAACATTCTCGTCATAGGCATAGAGCTTTTTAATCTTGTTGGACTGCCTGTCCTCACCGTCCTTGTTCTTGTAGTTGTCAACGTAGACGTGACACTTGCCCTTTTTGCCTGTGATAGCGTTCCAATTCATTTTCAGCGGCTCGCCGTGTTTTTTCAGACCGAGAGCCAGGAAAAGTGCTGAGAGTTTCCACTCAAACTTGTTGCAGAGGAAGAAGTTCTCTGTTATCTCCACGCTGTCCTCAGCTCCCCATATGGTGAATGTGACCTTAGCCATATTGCAGGGCGGCACTTTTGCCGACCCCTCGTGTCTTGCACGTTCGTACTTTGCAACTGTGAAGTCATAGTCCCCCTCAGGGAGCAGGACAAAGTCCCCACCCTCGTTGACTATCTCATCTTCCCAGCCGTATTCCATAAAATTATCCATAGTGTTGTCCTCCTTTTAAAATGGTACTTTCTGATTTTCTCTGATAAGTGGCAGCATTTGCTCCCAAGCACCTATCAGACAGCCCTGCACGAAGTCGTCAGGATAGTTTGTAATAGGGGTATCATAGGGGAAATAGTTTCTCTGAGATACCACAAGACGTATATCCGATTCGCTTACGTTGTTGGCTCTCATAAGGTCTGCAAGCGCTTTCGGTATGCCCTCAGGGATAACGATAGGTGGTGCAACGTCCTCAAAGCCGCTGAGATCAGTAAGAGGTTCTTCTGCCTTTGGTGCAGCTGTCGGCTGAGCCTGCTGCAATGTCACTGCGTTTGATGTCTTATGAGGTGGCTGCGGTGCTGCTTTCGGCTGTGCAAGCTGCTCCTGCACACGTCTTGGCATCGGCACAGGCTTAGGCATTTCAGCAGGCTGTGTATACGCAAACAGGTGAGCTATACCACTATATTCAAAAGGCATTTCAGACGGAAGTCCGTCACGATTTTTAGCGTCCCAGCAAGGGTGATGTGTGGTGTACATAACACGGTCGCCGCCCTGAGCCTTGAACTTCTTGCCGTCCTTATCCACAGCTACTGCATATGTTTTGTAGTTTGCAAACAACACCATATCTGCCCATTCTTTCACAAGAGGCGATATCTGAGAAGAAGTTTTCTTGCCGAGTTTCAGCTCCCAGCGGTCATAAGCACCAAGCTCGTCAGGCTGTTCAAACTTTCTCATCTGAGCGTGAGCCGTAAGCACAACGTTGATACCGCTGTCAACTACCTCCTGCAAGAGATTAAGAAACTTGCCTATCTCCTCTTTTTCGTAAACATAGCCATTGCCGTAGCCGAAATCTTCAATGCCTTTCTTCTGATGTGCCGAGCAGATCGTTTCAATGCAAAGCTGTTCAGCCCAATCAAATGTATCAATGACAAGGGTCTTGCAGAGCCTGCCGTTCATAGCTTCCTTTACCTCGTTTTTGAGCATTTCCCAGCTTGTTGGCTTAGGAAAACGTCTGATGTTCAGCTTCTTTGTACTGCCCTCTGTATCAATAAATACAGGGTCGGGGAACTGAGCCGCAAAGGTGGATTTGCCTATGCCCTCAGGACCATATATCACGACTTTCTGTGCGGAGCTTACAACTCCTGATGTTATCTCATACATTAAAATGCACCTGCTTTCCAAGTTTTCGTTTCTGTGTTTTCTTCCTTATCATTGTCCATTGACCTGCCGTCCTCAATAATGATACTGCACTCGTCACCTGTGGAAACTCTTGTGGCTATCGCCTGCAAGCCCTGTGCTTCAAGCCACTTACCGAAGTCTTCAAGGGTGTCGGTATCCATTTGTTCAAGCTTGTCCAGCAGGACAAAGCCGCAGTCAGGATTGAGCTTTCTCACGATAGAGGTAGCGACGATAAGCTGTTCAGCACCGCTTATACTGTCCCACTTATGCCCGTTATACAACAGCTCTCCGTCCTCAACGGAAAGTCCTTCAAGAGGCAGGTCGGCACTGCCCAGCAGGTCAGTTTTAGCCTGCCTTACGTCCTCTATCTGTTCAGTGAGATATGTATACTGTGAACGGTAGTCCTCAGCGTCTATCTCAGCTTTCTCCCTGTCGAGGTTTGCTCTTATCTTCTTGTTCAGCTCCTCGATTTCCGAGATATTCTTTTCAAGCTCCGCTGTGCTTTCGTCCACAAGGTCTTGAGCGTCAAGGCTTGCAAGCTTGAAGTTGTTCGCTGCCGCTTCATAGCTTGCTTTTGCACGTTCATAGGCGGACTTAGCAATCTCCAACTGCTTTTCGTAGTATTCTTTCTGGTCACGCTTACGCTGATTTTCGCCGTTGCGAGCAAGTATATCCTGCTGCTGTCTGATAAGCTCCGAAGCCGAAACAGGCTCGGCAGGAACGTTTGCGTACACAGGCATTTCCTTTGCAAACTTAGACTTCTGGTCAGCTATTCTGCCGATAGCGGTACGCTGGTCATAGAGAGAATGTTCCTTATGTTCAAGCTGATAGAGCGTATCGCCCACGCCGATTATTTTCAGCAGAGTTGAAGCTTTTTCCTTGCTTGACTGATTTATGAACTTAGGCAGGTCAAGTGCGAACTGTTCAACAAAGCTGTTCAAAAGCTGCTGACCGCCTTTTTTGCCTGTGCTGTCGGTGACTTTGAGGGAGCTGTTCTTACCCGAACGCTCCACCACGATTCCATTGTCGAGAGTGATCTTCAAGTGCGGCTCGACAACAGACCCCTCACGCTGAGGAGAAGACGGCTTATACTTGTCACCGCCAAGCGCCCAAGCGATAGCGTCAAGCACAGAGGTCTTGCCCTGCCTGTTCTTACCGCCGATAACAGTAAGCCCGTTCTTTGCAGGCTCAAGCTGTACGGCTTTTATCTTCTTTACGTTCTCAAATTCAAGTGAGTTTATTTTTACTGACATTTTTTATTCTCCTTTCGATGGCTTCAAACTCCTTTTCAAACTCTTGCAGTTCCTCATCTGTCGGTTCGTCCTCAGGTCTGCCTTTGTCAAAACCGAGTGTACAGCCACTTTCAAAACAACAGCCTGCTAGGTCGGCAGAGCACTCCACGTCATCGCCATATTCACGATATCCCCAAGCGCAATCCTGACAGCACTTCATGACAGGATCTATACAGCGTGTTGGCAAGCCTTTCATTTGCCGTCACCGCCTCTCAGCCTCTCGATGTTGTGCTTGAAAGCCTCAACATATCCTGTCAGGAATTCGTTTGGGTAATCATCGAGGGCTATTTTCGCCATTTCCTCTATTCCTTCTTGACAAATGTCAAGCAATGTGCTATCATCAAGGTGTGTTGAATTGGTATCTTTTGATACCACCTCAGAGCTTGTGCCTGTTGCCGCAGGTGCAGGCTCGTTTTCTTTTATGTAGCGGGTAAGATATCCGCCGCATGAAAAAAATTTTTTGCTAAGAGGACAGTGTTCACAGGTCTCATCTGTATTAGTGCAAACCTCCACCGCCTTTTCAAACTCCTCTTTCGTTATCATCATTATCCTCCCTTTCAATAGGTCTTACGCTCATATACTGCCTGCCGTCATAGTCCATCTTCTTCACAGGTTCAAGCCCCTTATCCCTCAGCGACCTTGTGGCATCGCCAAGCCCTCTGTCGAAATCCTCACGGGTCTTGTAGAATGCACATCTGCGGCAGTAGTCCTTCGTTGGCGTTACTGTCAGCGCACCGCATTCGTCAGGCTTGACATTTGAATGGAACACGCAAAGGCTTACTGCTCCGCTGCCGCTGTCAAGGGGCTTGTCCCTCTTAAATACCTCTCTCATCACTATCATCGTTTTCGTCCTCCTCAATCTTTCCCCATTGTTCAGCCATTGCAAAAGCAATACCTTTAAACGTTTTGCTCCTTACCTTAGCACGATCTTTGCCAGAATGACGTGTTTCTTCCCATGTGCGTGATTTACCATTAGAATATCGTCCAAACAGCTTGCCATTATCAGGCTTGTCCCCTGTATATGTTGGCCGTAGGACAGGCAGCCCCTTTAGCCATAAACACGTCGCCTTTGTGACAAACTGTTCTGAGTCTTCCGGTCCGTTTGAAAACATATATGGGTGAATTATTTGATCTGCCTTTCTGAATACAGTATTCATACGCCCTATAGGGTTTTCCACTGCAATTTTTGGTGCGTTCGCCGACACAATCTGCATAAAAAATACTATTGATTCTTCACGGTGTTTCATACGCTCGACCACCTTTTCAGCAGGTGTGCATTTCAAACTATAGTGGCGTGTAGCCACGTTCGTCAGGTATGTACACGGTGGGTGTGCGATAATCATATCCCATGTTTCAACAGTATGCTGCTTGCCGTCACAGGTGAAGAAATCGGTATTGCCATTGATAATATCCAAAACATCATTGCATATATGCCACTCAGGGTGACCGCCTGAACACATCTGAATGTCGCAGCTATATGCTTCGTGCCCTTTTGCACGAAATGCCTTGCAGACCTCTTGCGATTCTTCACAGGCTATCAGAACTTTCATTGTTCTTGTCCTCCTCTTTCTCAAAACGTTTCTCCCAGTGCCTATCCACCACGCTCAGCACAAGATACATCACTACATCTATCCCTGCAAGCACAGCTATTGTTATCAGCAGTATTCCTACAATGCTCATTACCACTTTCCTTTCATTTCAACTTCGACCTTGACTATGGGTCTGCCTGCTTCTATCACTGCACGCTTAATGCTCTCTTCTGCTTCCTCGTAGGCATTTTCTTTTACGCTTACATACCACCTGTACGCTACATACATTGCAAGCACCACCAAGAGCACTACCGCTGCGGCACATCTGATTATCTCTAGTACGGCTATCATTTTCTCACGTCCTTTCCGTAAAGTGTGCGGAGTTTTTTAAGCCTTTTCTCGAAGTTGTCGATATCAATGCCCCACA